GTGTATAAAACAATATTTTATAAATAAAGCAAAGGAGATCTAAAATGAATAAGTGTATATATGCCGTTGACGATTTTGGCACGAGAATTTGTGGACTAGAACTTGTACCAGTATCTGAACAGCATTGTCGAAAGTGTAAACAAAGAGAAAACGAGCTTATGAATATTATACGCAGAATGTTTAAAGAGATGAAAAGAAGAAATCAATAAATGGAGGTATTGTATGAGCAAACAAAGAAAGGCAATAACTCTTATAAAAAAACAACAAGATATGTACTACAAGATGAGAGAAAATTTGAAAGATACATTAGGAGTAAAAAACAAGAGATATAAAAAAATAAGACTTAAAATAAACGAGGAAATTCAAGTTTTAGATTATATTTTAATGAAGATAGGAGGGACAAATGATGAAATATATTAAAGAAGATATTGAAAATATGTTAATAGAGCATCCTAAAAATGAAGCAAAATTAACAGAAGTAAAATTAAAATTAGAACAATATAACAAAAGATTAGATTATGCAGGAACTGTATATGAAGATACACCAGAAGAGATAATAGAAGCTATGCAACTAGCAGGGCATGGTTATGATACACTTCATAGCAATACGAATAAAGTATCTGATAAAGTCGCTAATACAGCAATGAACTATCATAAAGAAGAATACCATATAAATAAAGAAGATAGGGCATTTCTAGAAAGAAAAGTAAAAGAGTATCAAGATATTAAACTAGAACTAGATCAAAAAATAGTACGAGTCGAAAATATGCTAAATCAATTATCAGAAGACGAAGAATTTGTTATTAGAAAATACTATATGAAAAAATCAAAATGGAATTATGTAGAGAAAGCATATTTTGATAATTTTGAAATACATAAATCAATAAAACAATTACAAGTATACAGAGATAGTGCACTAGATAGCATGCTAGAAGTAATAAATGTAGGAGAAAAATAAAAACTTCGCAAAAACTTCGCTAAAATTTCGCAAAAACTTCCTTTTAATTTCGCTTTTGAGGTGCTATAATTATAATTGTAGAAAAAGGAGTTAGAGAAATCTAGCTCCTTAATTATGCAAGAAAGGAAAAATACAATATGAAAATAATGATAAGTCAGCCAATGAAAGGCAAAACAAATGAACAAATTAGAGAACAAAGAGCAGAATTGGTAACTAGACTACAAGAAGAAGGACTTGAAGTAGTAGATACAGTATTTGAGAATGGACCAGCAGATGAAGACATTGCAATATATATGCTATCACAATCTATAAAATATATAGGAAAAGTTGATGCTGTATATTTTATGAAAGGCTGGGAAAAAGCAAGAGGTTGTAAAATAGAACACGAAGTAGCAGTACAATATGGAAAACAAGTATTTTATGAAAATTAATTAGAATAATAACTTTGCCCTATCAAGCGGGCAGGCACAGAAATGTGCCATATAAAAGATAATAATAATACTAAATAAATTATTATACCAGTTGCTAGGTCGCTCCTAGATATGCGTAGTATAAAGTGTGAGGAACCTACGTTGAAAATAAAATTAAAACCTCCTACATATTGCGATTGTAGAGAACTGGAATCTCATTAGCCTCATAAGCTAAAGGCAGTTGGTTCGATTCCAACCATCGCAACCAAGAAAAAGAAATATCTTTTGCGGAGCTGTGTTCGAAGAGCATGGCTCTATTTTTCTATTATTATTTTGTATGTAGTGCTACAGAACTTATTTAGCTGAGAACGGCAAGGCTGAGAACAGTAAAAATGCCACTGAAACAAGCAGGTCAGCTAACTTGTTAAAGTAAATAGCATTACATAGAGCATAATTAAAACACAAAAGAGGTATTTAGATGAGAGGTAGTATAATAGCGTCATATATTGATGAGGAATACAAGTTAAGAAAAGCATACGCAAACAAAAAGAGGCAAAAGTGTGTTGTTGAGGGAGAAAAGCAATGCGAGAAGTGTGCTTATTTTGAGATTTGTGCAGATATGGAGGGGAAGAATGGCAAAAGGGAAGAAAACAGACAACGAAACTATATATAAGATAATGATAAGTATGTTTAGTACAAATAATTTCAACGAAACATCAAGACAATTAAACATACCTGTAAAGACAGTAGAAAAAATATATAAAGAGAATAAAGACAAAGAAGAATTTACAAAACTATGCATACAAAAAAAGGAAGAATTTGCGGAAACAGCTACACGAATAATAAACAAGGCAACAAATTTAATGGAACAAAGAATAGACTTAGCAACAGAACATGAAAATGAGTTAGAAGAAATAATCGATGAGATATGGATGACAGATAAAAAAGAAATGAACGAGACAAAGAAAAAAGCATTAGTAGCTAAAATAGCAGGAATGCAGTTGTATAGTTTAAAAGAATTGGCAGTAGCGATAGGAACAATGTATGATAAACGAGCATTGGCCAAAGGAGAAAGCACATCAAATACAGATATAAATATAAAAATGGATAAGAAAGTAGAGGAATTATCACAATAATGGAATATATTGTACCTAAATTGTATCCAAAGCAAGAAGAATTTTGTAAAAGTAAAGCAAAATATACTTGCTATGGTGGTGCAAGAGGTGGAGGCAAGTCATATGTAGCAAGAAAAAAAGCTGTATTATTAGCATTATATTATCCGGGTATTCAAATATTACTTTTAAGAAGAACACTAAATGAACTTAGAGAAAATCATGTAATGCCATTACAGAAAGAATTAAAATGCAAGCAAAACGACAGAATAGCTCAATACAAAAGTCAAGAGAAAGTATTTGTTTTCCCTAATAGCAGTAGAATTGTATTAGGATATTGCGATAATGAAGCAGATGTACTTCAATATCAAGGACAAGCATATGAGGCAATATTCATTGAAGAAGCTACACATTTTACAGAGTTTCAATTCAACTGCTTAAAAGAAAGCAACAGGTTATCGGGACAATGCAAAAAACAAATTAAGCCAAGAATGTATTTGACTTGTAACCCTGGTGGAGTTGGACATGCGTGGGTTAAAAGATTGTTTATAGATAGAGATTATACAGAAAATGAAAATCCAGAAGAATATAACTTTATTCCAGCGTTAGTTTATGAGAATGAATATATAATGAAAAATGATCCTGACTATGTAAAAGCATTAGAGAGTTTACCAGAAGATAGAAAAAAGGCAATGCTTTATGGCGATTGGGATATATTTGAAGGACAATTCTTTACAGAATTTAAAAGAGATATACATGTAATAGAACCATTTGAAATACCAAAAGACTGGTATATCTATTTTGTTATGGATTATGGACTAGACAAACTTGCGGGTTATTGGATAGCAGTAGACTATAATAATAATGCTTATGTGTTTAGAGAGGTCTACGAAAGTAATTTGCTAGTTTCACAAGCTAGAGATAAAATAAAAGAAATGACAAACGAACAGATATATTTGTATTTAGCGCCACCAGATTTATGGAATAGGCACAAAGAAACGGGAAAAAGCACAGCAGATATATTTGAAGAAGGAGACATAACCTTGTATAAGACTAACAATGACAGAATACAAGGTTGGCTACAAATGAAAGAATGGCTAAAGCCGTATAAAGACGAACAAGGTTGTATGACAGCTAGATTAAAAATATTTAATACTTGTAAGAACTTAATAAGATGTTTGCCACAAGTACAACATGATGAAAAAAGAGTTGGAGATATAGCAAACGAACCACACGAGTTAACGCACTCTGTGGATGCAATAAGAGGTTTTTGTGTTTATTGGACACAAGAGCCTATTTTTATGCCAAAAAAACAAGAATTACCTTTTGAATTACAAACAGAAGAGGAGGATGAAGATATATGGTATTAATAGCAGTAGTAGTAGGTTATGTGTTAGGAATAGCACCATTTATATACAAAACAATTGTTGAAAAAACAGACAAGAAAGAAGCAACAGAAAAACAAGCATCAGCAGAACAAATTTTTAATGAATGGCTAAACGGTCCAGAAAAAACAAATCAAGAAACAAATATATATGACGAGTATATGACTGGAGAAGTGAAAGGAGAGTAACGATGACTAGAGAAGAATTAGCAAGTAAAATTTGGAACGACTGGGAACAAGGTTTAGCTTATCAAAAGAAATTGAGATTAAAAGAAACTTGTGAACAAAGCGTAGATTTCTTTGAAGGAAGGCAATGGCCACAAGCAACTGAGAAAACAAAAAATATGCCAAGGCCGGTAATCAACATTGTAAAATATATAGTAAATGGTAAAAAAGCAAATATCCTATCGAGTAAAATATCAACAATATATAAACCATTAGTATATAGTCAAGATCAGTCAGACATAGCAACTAAGGGAGCTAGTGCTTTTACTAGTTTTGCTAATCATATTAGAAAGGAAATCAAACAAGAAGATTTAGACGACAGAGCAATATTAGACGGGCTTAAAAAAGGAACTTATGTGTTTCATTACTTCTGGGATAGAGAAAGCACAACTGGAATGGCAAAATTTGATGGTGGGCTAAATGGTCAAATAATAGACTGTTTAAATATTGTATTTGCTAACCCAAAACAAAAAGACGAACAAAAACAAAAGTGGATTATTATTCAAAGTCGAGAGAATGTACAAACACTTAAAAAGATAGCAGAGAAAAATGGAATAAGCAAAACAGAAATAGAACTGATAACAGCAGATGATGACAGCGAGAGAAATTACGATTATGAAGAGCAAGACGGAGAAGAATATGCAACAGTCTTGACACGATATTTCAGAAAGAATGGGGAAGTATATTATATTAAAAGTTGTAAAAATATGATAGTACAACCTGAAACACCATTAACGCCAGATGCGACAAAAGTTAAGTTAAATATAGATGAAGAAGACAAGACAAATGAAGATAACGAAGCAGTTGACATAGATAAACCAGAACATTCTCAATATAAGATGTCATTATATCCTATTGTGGTAGGAAACCACGAGGAAAGAGAAAAAAGCATTTATGGTATAGGAGAAGTAGAACAACTTATCCCTACGCAAAAAGCTATTAACTTTAACTATGCAATGATGCAAATGGCATCTCAAAATATGGGATTTCCGAAAGTTATATTACATCCAAGAGCGTTACAAGGCAAAACGATAACAAATAAACCAGGAGAAGTAATAACAGATTATAGTCCAATGTTTAATGGAATTAAGTACTTAAATCCACCAGCGTTTAGTAGTATGCCTATAACTATATCAGACAAGTTATTAGAAGTAACAAGAGTTGTTACGGGAGCAACAGAAGTAGCAAATGGAGAAGTGCTAGGGAAGAATATGAGTGGTAGTGCTATAGTAGCACTACAAACACAAGCTAAAGTACCTATTGAAGATATTCAAAAGAGATTTTGGAGAGTGCACGAAAAGATAGCAAGAGTGTGGGAACAATTCTTTAAGGCTTATTATAATTTTGATACGGAGTATATGGTAGAAGAAGATAACAATGCAGAAACCAATGTGTTTAATGGAGCGATGTATAGAGATATAGACTTTGAAACAACTGTAGACGTTGGACCAGGAAGTGCATATAGTGAGAGTCTGTCAATCAATTTATTGGAACAAGCGTTACAAAGAGGGGATATAACATTTGATGATTATATAGATTTATATCCAGAAACAGCAATGCCATTTAAGGCTAAACTAAAAGAAATAAGAAAGAAACAATTATTACCACCTGAGATAAGTCAAAAAATAGCACAAAACCCACAAATATTACAGTATGTGATGCAAATAATTCAACAAGCAGAAACACCAGTATCTGCAGGGCAACAAACAACGATATAAACAGTAACTCTTTACAGAGTTATTTTTTTTATATAAATTCGCAGTGAATAGCGTAAAAATCTCATAATAGAAAGGATACTTATGGAAGAAGAAGTAAATGAAAGCGTAAACAATCTTGAAGTCGCTGAACAAGAAGAAGTGGTTGAAAATACTACTAACGAAACTGAAACTACTGAGCAAGTTTCTGAACAAGTTACAGAGCCAGTAGAAGAGGTAGAAGAGCAAGAAGAACAAGAGACAGAAAAGCAATCTAATGAAGAAAATGCAAAATATGCAAGTATTCGAAGGAAAGCTCAAGAAGATGCTAAAAAGCAGATTGAGCAAGCAAGAAAAGAGGCATATGAGCAAGGACTAAATCAAGGTAAGGTACAATCATACATTGGAAGAAATAATCCTTATACAGGACAAATTATCAAAGATGAATACGACGTACAAGAATACCTAGATATGTATGAATTAGATTCAAAAGGAGAAGACCCTATAACAGGCTATAGGGAACTTCAAAAGGACAAAGCTAGAAAAGAAGCTGAAGCAAAAATAAAAGCTGAAGAACAAAGTAAACAAGAAATTTGGTATCAAAATGATACTAAAGATTTTGTTGATAAATATTCAGTTGAGAAGCTACAAGAGCTTACTAAAGACGAGGACTTTAATAGTTTTGCAAGTGGAAAGATAGGTACTGTGTCACTAGCACAAATATATGAAGATTATCAAAAATTCATAAGCAAGTTTGAAAAGAAATCAGTTGATACAGCAAAGCAAATTGTAGCTAATAATTCGACTACACCAGGTGCAATTGAAGATACAGAAGTTCAAGACCTAGACTGGAACAGTATGTCGAGTGAACAATTCGAGAAATATATTCAAAAAGCCAAAGACGGCGAACTTAAATAGTTACTTACAAGCTAAGTAGCTATTTTTTAATGCCAAAAAATTAAAAATAAGGGAGGAAATTAAAATGGCTACAAAAACACAAGTTATAACAAATGTAACAAATCAAAATCAATTATCAGCAGAGGACAAGACTTTTTATGAAAAAACACTATTAACAAGATTATTACCACAACTAAACTTTTATAAGGATGCAATGAAGAAAAAATTACCTAAAAATTCAGGTAGAACAATGAATTTTAGAAAATTTAATTCATTAACTGCACCAACATCTTCTTTAACAGAAGGTAAAACACCAGACGGAAACAACTTAAATATTACAACAGTAACAGCAACTGTTGCACAAGAAGGAGACTTCGTAGAATTTTCTGACTTAATTCAAATGACAGGTATTGACCCTGTTATTACTGAAACCTCAGAATTACTTGGAGAAGAAGCAGTAAATGTTGTTGATACTCGTATTCAAACAGCGATTGCTGGAGGCACAAATGTGTATTTTGCTGGAAGTGCAACAACAAGAGCAGGATTAGAATCTGCTACAACTAAAAATTTAACTGCAGAAGACATCAAAAAAATTGTAAGAAAATTAAAAAATGCAAATGCTAAAAGATTTGCAGATGGCTTCTATCACATGCAAGTTGACCCAGACATCGCTTATGATTTAATGAGTGATAGTTCATGGGTTGATGTTTCTAAATATGCAAAACCAGAACAAATGGTTAAAGGCGAACTTGGAAAAATGCATGGTATGAAATTCTTTGAGACAACTAACTTATCTGTTGTTAATAGTTCAGCAGAGAGCACAAAGATAGCTGTACATATTGCGTACGCATATGGAAAAGATGCTTATGCATGTGTTGACCTAGAAGCTGGAGCAGGAAAGCCTGAAATTATAGTAAAACCTAACGGTTCTGCAGGTACTTCAGATCCATTAAACCAAAGAGCAAGTGTTGGTTGGAAAAACTGTTTTACAGCTGTTATTACTCAACCTCTTGCTTTAGTAAGAGTTGAAACAGGTGTAAAAGCCTAACACAGGGGGCGTAAAAGCCCCTTCATTTTTATAAAACAGAAAAAGAGAATAAGAAAGGTGGAGAAAAAATGGCTACTAAAAAAATTGAACAAGAAATAAAGAAAACAGAAAAAGAGAATAAGAACGAAGAAACAATTAAAATATTGATTCCGATAGATAAATTAAACCCACAAGACAAAGAAATCATTGTAGGTATTAATGAAAAATATGCAAAAATAGTAAGAGGCGAAGAAACTGATGTAACAAGACCAGTTTTTGAGCAATTAAGAAATGCAGGGCTAGTATAATCTAGCCTAATATATCACTTTTAAAAAGGAATGAGCTAGTTCGATTCTAGCAGAAGTGGAGGAAAATATGACTTGGGGAGAAATACAAATAATATCACTACAAAAGATGTTTGCAAAAGATGAACCTATAACAGTAAACAATTTGACAGAATTAAGGAATGATGATGACTGTAAATGGTACTTGAGTGCTATGCCAGCTGTTGCAAATGAAGCAATACAAAGAATAAAACCATATGTAATGAACTTGTACAAGTATGATGAAGAGAATAAAAAATATAATAAAACGAGTATTACAAAAATAGACAGTACAACAGAAGATGCTTACAAAATAGAACTACCAGAAGAAGCTTGTGTGCTAATTCCTTTATATATTGCTAGTCAATTATATAAAGATGATGATATATCACAGGCGACCGCATATAGAAATGAATTTGAAGTAGGATTACAAGATTTATATATCAATGTAGAAAATCAAGAAAGTATAGAAGAGGTATATTAATATGGCAAACTTTAATGTTCCTTCAAGTCCAACAACATACGAAGCAAATTTAACAGGATTTTTGGGTGTGGATTTCAGCTCTTCAATATCAGATATAGATAAAAGAAGAAGTCCAAGAGGTTATAATTTTATAAACAATAATGGTACAATTGAAAAGAGAAATGGCTATAAAGTATTAGCTTATCTGGGTCAAAAAGCCAATATAAATGGAATATGGAATGTAGATACAGTATCAGGAGAGTTCTTTATAGTGCATTGTGGTACTAAGTTATATGAAATGAAAACAGATTTTAGTAGTTACACAGAAATATTAACAGGATTAGCGAATACTATATCGCAAGGAGTTATAATTAACTCAAAATTGCTTATTTTAGATGGAAATAGAGCAGTAGTATATGATTTATTAGAAAGTACTAATAAAGTTAAATATTTAGATGAAATGGGATATATTCCTACAACACAAATAGCAAGAGCTCCTAATGGATTAGCAAGTCAAATTTATCAACAAGTAAATTTGATGTCAGACAGTCGAATTAATTTGTTTACAAGTACAGAAACTGATACAACATATCAATTAGACGATACAAATATAACATCTGTAGAATTAGTAGAAGTTTTGAATGAAAATGCTGAATGGGTTATAAAAAAAGTAAATGATGGAGATTATAGGGTAGATTTAAGTAAAGGACAAGTTATATTTAGTTCAGCAGTTGGAAAACCAGTAATAGATAATAGAGATAATGTAAGAATTAAATATAAAAAAATAATTGAGAGCAATAAATCTCAAATAAACAAATGTAGTATGATATGTGTGTATGGATATGCAGGAGCCAACAATAGGGTATTTATGGCAGGAAACCCAGATTTGCCAAATATAATAAGTTATTCGCATATTAATAACATTACTTATATACCAGCAGACAATACAATTGTAGCAGGTTTAGAAGTTGTACCACTAACAGGATTAGTTAGACTGAACGATGGGAAAATGGCAGCATTAAAAGATGTATCAGATACAGATGCGACATTGTTTAAAATAGGATACGCAACATTTAATAGTGAAGAGAGATTTAATATTGAAGGTAGCGTAAAAGGTGAAGGAAATATAAGTAATTATGCACATGATACATTAATTAATGAGCCTTTGATACTAACATCTAATGGTGTATTTGCATTAAATACAGCAACTTTGACAGATGAAATATATGTATATCATAAGAGCTACTATATTGATGCAAAATTGAAGCAAGAACCTAATTTAAAGAACGCAGTAGGAATATCAAATGACGGAAAATATTACTTAGCAATTAACGACCATGTTTATGTAGCAGACAGTAGATTCAAAACGACTAATAGTAATTCAAAATATAGTAATTATCAATACGAATGGTTTTATTGGACTAATTTACCTGTAAGAATATGGTTTGTGTGGAATAATGAATTGTATTTTGGAGATAAATACGGAAATATATGCAAGTTTAGAGATAATAGCGATGAAAATAGATTTAAAGATAATACAAAAAATGTAGAAGCGGAATGGAACTCTGTTATATTAGACTTAAATAATATAGCAAATAAAAAGAATATAAAAAGAGTTGCTATATCAAGCAATCCTACAAATTCTCAATTAGATATAGGATATAGATTAAAAAATGGAGATAAACAGGTATTGTCTAAAGTTTATATCAATTCAACATATCCTAAAACAACAATTATAAGAAAGAAAGCCAAAAAGCTATCTTTCTTTTCTTTATATGTTGAAAACAAAGAAAATAGTAATATGAACTTTAATTCTATATGTGTTGTTTATACAGTAGGAAGTTATTATAAAGGAGATTAAGATGGGAGAGCCTAAATACGATGAAGATTCAGTTAATCTAGGGTATCTAAATAAAAGACTATCAAATACTGAAGAAAAAATCAATTCGCAATATGAAGATGTTAGCAGGAATTATGGTTCAAAACCAAATCCACCCTATTATAAAGGAGATACCTGGATAGATGGAAATATAGTATATACCTGTATAAATACAAGAACAATAGGATTATATAATGACGAAGATTGGACAACAGAAAGTGGAGCAAAAGAAGAAGCAAAAACCAAGAATAAAACTTATCTAACAAAGCCAGAAAACTATAATGCAGGAGATATGTGGATTTTACAATCTGATACAGACCACCCGGAAGGAAAGAGAGGAGAGATATTAGTTACTACTGTTGGGAGAAAGGGCTACGAAGAAAGTGACTGGAAGAAGAAAGTATTATATAGCACTATTGATTATGTAGATTCTATGAAAGAAGAAATAGACAATAATTTCAATGATATAACAGAGAGGACAGTTGAAATATCCACAAATTTAGGACAAATATCTTCACAAGTAACTGAAACGACTACAAGATTAAACAACGACTACTTAACAGCAGAACAAATTGAAGCTGAAAATCAAACTATTAAAGACGATATTGAGATTATTAAGAAGCAACAAACGACGGTAACTACGACTGCCCAAGGACTACAGGTTCAAATAGACCAAATCAATAACGAAGGTGTTAAAACTGTAAAAAATACGACTGTAGATATAAATGAAAGTGGTGTAAGTGTAGGTAAATCAGATAGTGAATTTAGCACTACAATGAACAATACTGGTACATACATGTATGCATACGGAAAACAGATAGCGAAATACGACAAAGATGGTATGGAAACAGCGGACTTAAAAGCAACAGGTGAAGTGGAAATGGGGTATTTAAAACTTATGAAAACAACTGTAAATAGTGAGAAAAGAACTCATATTCACTGGATAGGAGGATAGGATGGAAACAATTAGTTTTAATGGGAATATAGCAACTCCAGCAAACGGATTTAATCTAGCTGTTGACGTGAGATATGAGCAAGACATAGCTACAAATGAAACAAAAATTATAGCAGTACAAGGCTACGTTAAGAGAAATAACAGCACATATCGTCCATTCAACTCAACATCAAATTGTGTTTTTACCGTAAAAGGAATAAATTCAGACGGTAGTCAAACACAAATATATACAACAACAAAACATCCTAGTTACAATATAAATTCAAATAGTTATAAACAAGTATTAGACCTTTCTCAAAATACGGAAGGGTTTCCGATAACAATTTCTCATTTAAATAACGGAAAAAAATCAATTGTAATAACTTTTTCTTTCAATGGCAAGTTAGATAGCTATTATCCAAATGGAACAATAAGCAAGACAGTAGAATTGCCAACAATAGCACGAAAAAGTTCTGTAACTTGCGCAGATGGCAACATTGGAAGTGCAACTACAATAAATATTAACAGAGCAAGTTCAACATTTACTCATACACTTGAATATAATTTTCTAGGATTAACAGGGACAATTGCAACTAAGACATCAAGTACAAGTATAGGATGGACAATTCCAACATCTTTTTATGCAAAAATACCAAATGCAAATTCAGGGAAAGGAACAATAACTTGTAATACATATTCAGGAAATACACTAATTGGAACATCAACTTGTACTTTCAATGCCTTTGTTGTAAATAGTAATCCAACGATCAGTGGTACAGTAGAAGATACAAACACATCAGCAATTCAAGCAACAGGCAATAAAAACAAGCTAATTAGATATATATCAAATGCAAAAGTAGTTATAACGGCAACAGCTAAGAATAGTGCGACAATTTCTTCAGTAAAAGTTGTAAATGGTAGTCAAACCAAAACTACTGCAACCTCAACAATAAATGCAGTAGACAGCGGTACATTCAACTTGAGCTGTATTGATAGTAGAGGCTTAAGTGCAAGTGCTACAGTAACTAAAACATTAGTAGAATATATTAAGCCTGTCATAACAGGTGTAATATTGAATAGACCAAGCACTACCTCAAACACAATAAACGCAAGCGTTCAAGGTTTGTGCTTTAATGAAACTTTTGGTGCGAAAACTAATACTTTTGAATTAAAATGGCGATATAAGAAGTCGACTGAAACAACTTGGAGCTCCTACACCACAGTAACAGCAACAAGAACTGGCAACAACTATACTTTTTCAGGAGAACTAGGAACAGATTTTAGCTATACAGAAGCTTTTAATTTTGAATTTGTTTTAAGTGATTATTTTACAAGTAATACATACAGTACTACAGTAACAAGAGGTTTGCCTATAATCGATATAGGAAAAGACGATGTGGATGTAAATGGAGTACTTAAGGAAAATGGCAAAAGAGTTATTACGAGTAATGGGGGAACATTAAGTGGACAATTAAACTGTCAATTTATAAATTCTACCAGAGGAAATGAATGGAATTTCGTACCAAGTGACAGTCTTGCAACTGATATGAATGTGGGTTATAGGTCTTGTAATACAAGTGGAAAAGATACAGCTAATGCCCTAAATGTATATAAATTTCGCAACGGACAGAAAGGTTGGTCAAATGTTCAAGCAAAAGAAATAGAGGCAGTTGCAGGACTATTAAAATCAACGAGCAATGGCAATGTAGTATCAATAGGCTCACAAAATTCAAGCTGGTGCCATATTTACAATTCGGCTAATATACCATTTTATTTTAATCGAATTGTTTATGCCAACAATGGTCATAGGCTCATAGGCTATAAAGAAATATATTCAAATAACACTGGTGTTACAGGAACAATAACATTAAGTGAAAGTGCAGCGAATTTTAATATGCTAGAGATTTTTTATCATGGCGACACAGATACTTATTCAAGTGTAAGAATTTGGTCACCTAACGGAAAAAGAGTAGCATTAGATTTGTCATATATCAATCCAGATAATCATTGGATACAAGGTGTAAATAAAAGTATATCAGGAACGAGTATAAGTACTATACATGCTTCAGAAACTAAGATTTCAGTGTCTCCACCTGGAGTTGCTAAAAAAGATTATATAAAAATAACAAAAGTTTTAGGATGGTATTAAGGAGGAATATATATGGGACTAAGAAAAGGAATAACATTAAGTAATGGAGTAAGCGTGAGTTATCATAGAATAGTTAGTATAAATAATATCACAAATGTATCTACTATAATTGAAGTAGGTTCATATACATCTGAAGAAAAACGAGAGGAAGAAAAAGTTGCTATACAAAATGCACAATCTATAGATGTATTTATAGATACTGAATATATCAATAAAGATTATACAGAAAATATGACTATAGAACAAGCATATGATTATTTAAAAACATTAGATAAATTTAAGAGCTCAGAAGATTATTAGAAAGGAGAAACTTATGGAAGAAACGAATAATCTCATAAATATTCTTCTATCAAACGGAGGAACTGTCACGATGGCAGTCCTTTTTATTATCTTTTTGTACCTTGACAGGAAAGACCGAAAAGATAAAGAAGCTCAAGATGAGGTAAAAAGGAAAGAAGAACAAGAAGAGAAAAAAGCAGAAAGAGAAGCTACTAGCAAATTGTTGGGTGAACTGTCAGCATCTAATAGAAATATAGCAGAAAGCTTAAATCTGTTAAAAACTAGCATGGATAACACAAATACAGAATTTAAACAACATGACGAAAGAGCTATCGCCGGTTTTCAGGCAATACATGAAGATTTGATAATCTTAAAAGAAAGGAGAGAATAGCAATGTTAGAAAAATTAGCAAAACTTATCAATGTAAAAAGTATAGTTACATTAGCATTAACAATAGTAGTAGCAATACTTGCTTTAAAAGGAAATTTCGATATAAAAGAAATTTACTTAATGATAATTGCATTCTACTTTGGAACACAACTTAAAGAAAATAAGGAGGAAAAATAAATGGAAGATGAAAAAATAGAAGTAATGAAGCCTGTAGAAGAACCTACAGAGGAAATTTTTGAGGAAATAAAAGACGAAATCGAGGTGACAGAAGATGAGTAGAGTATTTAAGAATAAAGGCAATGTGATTACACAAGCGTTTAAAAAAGGGGTACATAATGGTATTGACTTAGTTGGCACTGGCTATACCTTAGACTATATTACAGCGCACACAGAAGGAACAGTAGTAGCCGTTAGAAACAACTATAAAACTAACGATAGATATGGTTGCTCTTATGGAAATTACGTTAAAATAAAACACAATGGATATTATACACTATATGCACACATGAAATATAATAGCGTAACAGTTAGAGTAGGACAAAAAGTATCGAAAGGACAAGTTATTGGTTACATGGGAAATACTGGTCACAGCTTTGGAGCACATTTGCATTTTGAAGTAAGAGACAAAAAAGATAATTTTATAAACCCAACACCATATATAAACGCAGATTTACCAGTAAACAATCCAGTTGAACCAGACTACACAGGAGTAATCACTTATCAAGTCTATAGTGGAGAATGGCTACCAGAAGTAAATAAATGCTATAATACAGCGGATGGTTACGCAGGTATTTATAAAAAACCTATTTCTGGCTTTAGATGTAAGCCAGAATATGGAGATATTATTTACGAGGCCCACTTAAAGGGTGGCAATTGGCTTGGTGCTGTAAACTCAAAAGATTATGCTAAAAATGATACTAGCAATCCAAATTCTTATGCAGGTGTATATGGAAAAGCTATTGACGGAATAAGAATTAAATCAACAAAAGGTTATGTAGACTATAGAGCACATACTATAGAAGATGGTTGGTTACCATGGGCTAGAGGCTTTGGAGAAAATGGTAATGAATATGCTGGAATTTACGGACATACAATAGACGGTATTCAAATGAAATAAGAGCTAGGTTAATACCTAGATCATTTTTTAGGAGGGAAAGATGTCAACATATAAAATAAAAAGTGGAGATACATTAAGCGGAATAGCAAAAAGATATAATACAAGTGTAAGTACTCTTATGGGACTAAACCCATATATAAAAAATGCTAACTTGATATATACGGGAAATACGTTAAAATTACCAGGACAAACAAATACAGTTAAAACTACTGGAACTACAGTTGCTACACAACCAACACAAACAACTCAGGCTCAACCTACTCAACCTACAAAAACAACACAACAGCTAGCAGAAGATTACGCAAATAAAGCTACATCAAATGTTGGTAGTGATTCGCAAGCATTACTAGCACAATATGAAAAAATAGCTGAAAATAGAAAAAATGCATTAGCAAACCAACAACAAATAGCAACAAATCAAATAAATGCACAAAAAGATGATGTAATGCAAGCATATAATGATAATGCTAGACAAGCATACATTAATTCTATGCTAGCAAAAAAATCAATGGAACAACAATTGTCGCAAGCAGGTTTAGACAAAACAGGAACTGTGGGAAGTGCATATGCAAACATTGAGAATGCTTATGGCAATAATTTAGCTTCATTGCAAGCTAACAGAGATAAAACAATTCAAAATATAAATCAAGAATTAAATAACACACAATTACAATACATGGCTAAGGAAAATGAACTTTTAGCTGATATTGATAATGCTAGACTGGAATTACAAAAATATAATAATGAATTATCATATAACAGATACCGAGATGCCTTAAAGAATTATATGAATTTTGCAAATTATGATTATACAAAAACAATGAATGATAGAGATTATAATTATCAAGCAAGTAGAGATAAGGTTTTAGATAGTCAATGGCAAAAACAATTTGATTTAGCGTTAAAACAATATGAATTGTCAAAAAAAAAAGCTACTAGCTCGGGTAGTTCGAGAAGCTCAAGCAGTTCTAAAACTTATAAAACCTTTTCAAGCAATTCTAAAAATAATAAAGACTTTAAAGACAATAGTAAAAAAGAAAATAAAGATGAAAATTCTTCTAACCATAAGGTGACTTTACAACAAGTTTTAAATAATTTAAAACCTAATACAGGTATTCCACCATGGAGAAGAACAGGACGTTCAAATGAAGCTATTATACATGATAGTTATTCAGGTAAAAATTTTACATCAGTAGAGCAGGTTATAAAATATTATACCAATAAATAAGGAGGCCGATTATGGCAAAAAAAATATATGAATTGTCTGATGAAGAAAAAGAAAAAGCAAAAGAATTGTTGGATTTTATGAGCAAAAATAAAAATAATACAAATAGCAAAATTTCAATGGATTTACCAACTGCAAACATGAGTAAGCCAAAAAACGAAATGCCAGTATATGATAGAAGTTCATCAATCGATTTTCCAAGAGTAAAAATTGCATCACAGCAGGAAACAAAAAATTTAAAGAAATTCAGAGAAAGCAATAATTTTACAGATACAATAGATAATGTGACAGGCGTTTTAGGTAATATTGGAATGGGAATAGAAAATGTTATTCCTAATATGATTAAGTATATGAACGAAGGTAATAAAATAGCCACTAAAAAAGCAACAAATACAATTATTAGAGGAGTGTTAAACAGAGCGACTAAGAATAAAGAATTTTCAGACAAAGTCGGACAAATAGTAGGTAATACATTAGGTGAAAAAATTCACAGTTCACTAAATCCAATAGCAAAAACAAATCAAGAACTTAACAATGCAGACATAGAAAAATGGAGAACGAACACTATTCAAAATAATATTTCTAAAACTAATAATTTTTTAGGCACTAAGTTGGCTGAATTAGCACCATCTATAGGAAATAATGCGCTGCCTATGGCAGTAGCTTTAGCACCAGTGCCAGGAGCGAGAGCTTTAAGTACAGCGATGTTTATGACCTCGGCAGGAGGTAGTTACTTAGATGATGCCAAAGCAAGAGGAATGAACGAAGATGAAGCATTTGGATATGCAACTATAATGGGAACATTAGAAGGCGGAACAGAAGCAGTAATATCTGGTAATATGCTTAATAAAGGAGTTAAATTAGCAAGTGGACATGAATTAAGTAAAGAGATATTAGGTAGTTATGGCTTAGACATTACTGAAAACTTTGCGCAAGAAGCTATCATGGAACCACTTAGTGAATTAACAGCAACAATTACTGGTGGAAAAGAAAGTGCCGATTGGAATAATATGGGGCAAAGAATGATTAATTCGGGTATAGATGGAGCATTAAGTGCAGTATTGTTGTCAGGAGTTAGTGCTGGAATTGGTAGTGCTGTAAATGTTGTAAACAAACATAATAATGGACAAGCAGTAACACAAAATGAAATAAAAACAGCAATGAAAGATATTCAAAATAGTGGTAAAATAAATGTAGAAGAAGTAATAAAGGGTTCTATAGAAGCAATAAAAGGAAATAATAACATAAATGTAGAACAGAACTCTCTATCAACAGTAAACACAGAAAATACATACTCAAATCAATTAAAGCAAATGGCAAGTAAAGAAATAACAAATAGTAATATATCAGAAGATTATAAAACAATGATGTTAGATGTATTAAACAATATGAATGAAGTATCAGATGCAGATGTTGGTTCAATAAGGCAAAATATTAATTCTTTAGAAGAAGCAAATAGATTAGACACAAAAATAGATTCTAAAAATGATCAAACAAGAAGAAAGAAGTATATGCAGTATAAGAATGATACTAATACCTATGATTCAACAGAGGTAAATGAAGTATTAGATATGACACCTACTAACAGAAATGGAAGAAGAACTGTAAAGCAATGGTTGACTGTTGCAGACGAGATTGGCAAGAGAATAGCTAACAAAAGCAATGCAGAGATAGAGCAAATTGCATATAAAAGTTGGTTTGATATAGAGCCAAGTAAAAGTATAACGCAATATGATAGTCAATCAAAAACATCAGTGGCTTTTCAGAAATTTACATCAGATGAGTGGGTAAATACAATAAATAATGCTGTAAATAAAACTAGAAGTAGTCAAAATATCCCAAATAGTATTGAAAAAAATAATATTAAAGAGTATAATAATTTACAATTAGGCGAAACTAAAAATATAAATACTAATGATTTGAGCCAATTGGCTAAAGATGGAGGATATAGAACAACCGAACAAATAGAAAGTTTAAGAGAAAGTATAAGACAGAATGGGATTGTAGAGCCAATTGAAATATACAGAAAAAATGACGGAACATTTGCTATTGAAAATGGAAATCACAGACTAAAGATTGCAAGTGAATTAGGAATAGAACAAGTTCCGGTAAAGTTAGTTGAAAGCTGGGAAAACCTAGGATTAGTTAAAGATAAAACTGAAACTAATATTTTAAATGAAGGGATTGATGGAAGTGATACAAGTAACAGAATTAGTGAAACAAATATTGAAAATGATGAGGGAAGCGGGACTGGAAGAAGAAGCGTGTATGACATCAATGACAAATTTAAAAACGGAAGAACAGCAGAAAAAAATGTTGGAATTTCTGAAGGAACACCCAACAGCAACCAACAGACAAGTAATATTAAAAACGAAGGAAATAATAGAAAACAAGGAGTAGATGATTCTACTTCTTTTAATATGAATGAAAGTTCAAAAACACAAGATACCTCTAATGAATTAGAAACTGGCGAGTGGACTAAACAGAAGAAAGAGGGCGAAAAAAGAAGAAAGCATTATGAGTCAATAATAAAAAGTAACTATACAACTGATGAAGCAAAGGCAATTGCTAAAAGTTTAATGGGAACTGATACTTATGTTCCAGAATCCAACTCAAAACAATTAGAATTAGCTGATGACAGAATATCAACAACTGGAGCTGATAGCGAATTAGCGTCTTTACTATCAAGAGCAACTACTGGAGGTACTATAAAAGCTGAAGATATAGCAATAGGAGAAAGGTTAATACAATATTATTCCAAAACTGGTAATAAAACAAAATTGCAGGACGCCATTCAAGCAACGGCAATGGCAGGAACAACAGCTGGTCAAACAGTACAAGCAATGTCTTTGTTGAATCATCAAACTCCAGAAGGTCAAGCAGTGTGGTTGCAAAGGTCAGTAGACAAAATGAACAAAGACTTAAAAAGAACAAGAGGAGAAGATGCGGAACAATTTAAATTGACACCAGAAATGCTAAACAAAATTACTAATTCTGAAAACGCTAAAGTACTAGAACAAAACTTAAATGAAGTATATAAAGAGTTAGGACAACAAGTAACAAAAACAACGGCACAAAAAATTGATGCCTGGAGATATTTCTCAATGTTGGCTAATCCTAGAACCCATATAAGAAACATTGTAGGAAATACAGCAATGGGGGGAGTACAAGGAATAAAGAATAAAGTTGCAGGAGGAATAGAAAGTGCGGTAAGCAAAATAAATCCAGACATGGAAAGAAATCATACCGTAATTCCAGCTAGCAAAGAAGTAAAAGCATTTGCTAAGGCAGATATAGAAAATGTTGTTGACAGACTAGGCTTGAATGAAAATAAATATAATCCCAAAACTAGACTAGAAAATAATATGCGTACATTTAAAAGCGATGCAATGGAAAATACAATTGGAAAAGCGTTTAACTTAAATAATAAAGCACTAGAAGCAGAAGATGGTTGGGGATTAAAAGCAGGTTATGTAAAAGCTCTATCAGAATACATGACTGCAAACAAATTAACTCCAGACACTATAACAGACCAACAGCTAGGAAAAGCAAGAAATTTTGCTATTGAACAGGCAAAAGAAGCTACATTTCATCAAGACAGCCAATTAGCTTCATTGATAAATCAATTATCTAATAAGAATAAATTCTCAAAGTTCGTATTAGATGCTACATTGCCATTCAAGAAGACACCTATAAATGTCGCAAAAGCTGGGCTAGAATATAGCCCAGTTGGTCTAGTAAAGAGTGCAGTATATGATACAGTTCAGTTAAGAAAAGGCAATATTACAGCTAATAAATATATAGACAACATTTCTAAAGGATTAACAGGAACAGGAATAGCATTAGTGGGATATGCTCTTGCAAACTGTGGAGTCTTAAAGGCAACTGGAAGCGATGATGAAGACAAGGAAAAATTTGAAGAAGGAAGAGGAAGTCAAAATTATGCAATAACAATTGGAAACAATACATACTCATTAGATTGGCTTGCTCCATCAGGTATTCCGTTATTTATAGGAGCAGAATGTTATGAATTAATGAAAACTCAAAAAGAAAAGAAAACATCTTCTAGTGATGAGGATGAATACTATAACAAAGTAGTTGACGCATCGATGAACATCTTAGATTCATTTAGTAATGCAATGAACCCAATGACTGAAATGTCTATGTTAAGTGGTTTGACATCTGCACTTAAAAGCTATGATCAAGGAAGTTCAAAAATGTTGGCTGGTATAGGAACAAATTCAATTAAATCATACGTAAATCAATTTATACCAACAGCTTTAGGTCAAATTGCTAAAACAACTGATGAATATGAAAGAAATACTACTTCGACAAAAACAGGTGTATTACCAAAAGCAATAGATACAACAAGAACTCAAATAATGAATAAAATTCCCGGATTAAGACAAAAACTTCCAATAAAAACAGATATATGGGGACAAGAACAGAAACAATCAGATAACATTGCTTTAAGAGCATTGGAAAATGCAGTATTTCCATGGGCAAGAAAAGAATTAAATTCAAACAATGTAGACAAAGAGATTACTAAGGTGTATGAGAATACTGGAGAAAGTTCAGTATTCCCTGATACTATAAACAAGAATCTGACAATAGATAAAAAGAAATATGTTATGACATCAAAAGAATTTGCTAAATATAAAAAACAATTTGGAGAAACTTCATATGAATTATTAAAGAATTTAATAAATTCTGATGGATATAAAAAATTGTCTGATTCTCAAAAGCAATTAGCAATAGAAAAAATATATAGTTATAGTACAGAACAAGTAAAAATTGATTATGCCAGACAAAATTGTTTAAAGAATGAACAGAGTACATTATCACAAGTAACCAATGCTATTAAAAAAACCGGTGGCAATACTAGCAATTATTTTGAATTTTTAGCTAACACACAAGGATTAGACAAAGATTCAGAAAAATTAGAGGTTCTTGCCAATAGTAAATATGATGAAAAAACTAAAAAGGCAATATATGAAAATTCGCTAGGAAAAAAGGATACAAAATATGATATAGTTAAAGAATCTTTTACAGGCTCGGGCTTAAATATGAGTAAGTACTTACAATATAAAGCACAAGAATTTAAAGCAGATAAGAAAGACGATGGAACAGTTAATGGAAAGTCGATAACAGGAAGCAAGAAAGACAAAGTATTTGATTATATTGACTCAATAAAAGGAGCTACATACACTCAAAAACTTATTTTATATGCATTAGAATATAGACCAAGAAATGCTTCAGATAGAGAAATAGTAGAAAATTATATAAGAAATATGCCAAACAGGACAGTAAAAGAAAAACTAGAAATTATGAGTAAATTTGCAGGGGTAACACTTAATAAACCAGATAAAGAATTTCCAGATGGTTCATATGATTATTAAAAACTAAAAGAACCTAGACTATTTATTTAGTCTGGGTTCTAATATATTATATTTTTTAATATTTACTTATTACAATGTTTACAAGCCTTATATCCTTGAGCTTTAGCATTCTCAGGATTAAATATATATCCTCCATTTGTTAAGTCAAGGTATTGACATTCATATTTGTGATAAATATTAGTATATTCTGGTACAATTACAACATGGTCGTCCATGAATTTTACCTTATCTTTTTGCTCATTATACAATGTTTTATATAAACTAGCAGAACTACGTTGTTCTTTTATTTCTGAATTAAGAGAAATTATTTTAGCCATTTGATTATCAGCAGTACTCTTTTCTTTAAAAAGAAATATTCCAAGTATTAAAATTGCTATTGTTTCAACAATTATAAGTATTAAACATGTTATAAACTTATTGTTTATCTTTAATTTTTTTGTGTTTTCATGAATAAATTGTATTGAAGTAGGGAAAGTATGCTTTTGGACTTCTTCACTTTTTGCATCAGCAGTTTCCTCTTGTTTTTTGATTTTATCAATATCTAAATCTAATTCATCATTTTTCTTATCAAAATATTTTTCACGTTTACTGAAATATATATAATTAGGCAATATCCATACAAGTCCCCATATAACTACAGTAAAAGCGCATTCAGTAATAAGTTCTGGAAGTATAGGAAAGCCAATATATAAATATTTAGTTACTATATTTAAAATTGGAGTCGAAATCAATTCTATTATAATTAAGTAACAAATAAATATCTTGTACGATATAGATTTACGAGCCAAGAAAAAAGCATAAGTTACAGCTATAAAAATCAAAATTAAAATATCTATAAGTATTGCAATTAACGTTTTAGCGGAAACTGTAGCACTATTTAAATATATTAAATAAATAACCGAAGAAATATTCATAAATGATAATATTAACGAAACGGGAAATCTAAAATATTTCCAAAAATTAAGCCAGTTCATTGGTAAATTATTTTCATTTTTACTTTCTTTCATATATTGCCCCTTTTTAATTTATATATTTATATAATAACATACCTTATATAATATTATCAAGAACTTTTTGGAAAATTATGGATTAAAGGGAAATATGGAAATAGACTTTGGTTTGCTAGGCAGTGCCTAGCTTATTTTTTTGCCTAAACATTGACAGTGATTTTATTATATTATATAATATTGAATGTCACATAATAGTAAGTATGTGACATTCGTTGCTACATTGCATAAAATATATAAAGAAAGGGGCTTATATATATGGCAATAACGAATGCGAAGGCTTTGGCTGTTTATATTAAGGATGAATATAGAAAAGCTACAGGTGGTCAGGAAATTAGTCCAATAAGATTACAAAAAGCACTATATTTTTGTTTTGCATATTGGGGTGGTTTTGTAAGAAAAGGTAAAAATGCAAAACAACTTTCAGAAGTTGATTTAGACCAAGTAGATGAGATACTATTTGATGATCCAATAGAAGCTTGGGTGTATGGTCCAGTAATTCCAAATGTATATAAAGCAGACAAAGAAGGTACTTTAGAGAAAAATAGATTACCAATAGAGGAACTTTTCAAAGATATAAATATAAAGAGCTATATAGATGGAATATTAAAAGACTTATTTGAAGTAAGCGATTTTACGCTAGTAGACATAGCTCACAATGATTCGTCATGGAAAAATAATTTTGATTTTAAAGAACTAATGCATAATAATGTTATCAGTAAAGAAGAAATAATACAAGAGTATGCTTCAAGGTAATTTATTTGCAAGTAACAACAAATTTAAAAGGCAACAGTCAAAAACAGTTTTAGCATTAGAAGACAATTTCAAGTCTTTTAGAGTAAAAGATGAAAAGTTTACTAATTATTTTGAAACTAACAAATCTATAGAATATAAAATTCTAAAACAGATATATGATGATTATAAGTCTGGTGTTAATATATTAAACAAGTATTTCAATAATCCAGGCTATTTGCATTTAGGACCTGGTCAAACAGAAAAGATAAATAGGGTTTTTAGAATTTCTCTAAATGCTAATGGAAAGATTATAAGGCATGTAGAAATAGGAAATGTCTTTAAATTAAACCTAAAAGATGAATATTGTAATGATAAAATCAGATTTTATTTCAAAAAAGAAGATGGAAAGTTAAATTTATTGTTTATAGATCTATTTCATTTAGGAATCCTGACAAGAAATCAAAATTTAGAAAAAGAATATGAAAGATATAAGAATTTTAATGGAAATATTTTAGATATCAAAAAAGACTAGCAATAGTCTTTTTTTGAGCCATATAACTTGTTGTCTAAAAAATAAAAACGCCTTAAAATCGATTCTGGAGCGTCGATTTTTCCTTGATTTTACGCATTTTTTCGTTCGACAAGCTTCGACACAAATATTTTACAAAATGTGGTAAAATATATTAAGGAGAGTGATTAAGATGAAAGAATATTTTGAAAAATCACTACAAAGGATAAAACAATTACCAAGAATGACAGAAAAAGAATGGAATAAATATGCAGTTGAAAATAATTTACTTAGTTCGATAAGTTTGAAATACATAAGTGGAAAAAGTTTTACAACTCTCTGCAAAGAAGTGAGAGCTAACTAAATGTTAGCTCTTTTTCATTTTCACGTTTATAAGTAGATCTATTATTTGACTAATCTCAAGAACTTCTTTTGAATCTAACCCGAAAATTTCAATTCTATTGTGCATTTCTGCACGTAACTTTTCCAAATCTAATTCACTATAAAATAAATCATCTACTTTGACATCAAGAGCAGTGGCAATCGTGTGCATTGTTTTTAAACTGGGATTAAATACCTTGTTATTTTCTAATTCAGAAAGATAAGAATAAGAAAGACCAGTTAATTTCATTAATCTATATAAAGTTATATTTTTAGATTCTCTAACATTTTTTATAATAAAAACAAACATAAATTACCTCTAAAGTTATTATGCTCAAATTTTATTATAATTATTTATAAAATTCTATTCTTCGCTGGGAGCGAACTATTAAAAATTCGAAATGCTTAACACAAGCACACTTGTTTTTCGACAAATGCCCTAAAATGCTTGAAATCACTATGTTTTGTCGAAATATTTTTGTTGACAACGCAGAAATTTGTTGTATAATTTAATCAAATAAAAAAAGAAACGCGTTTCTCTGTAAAAGGAGAAGAATATGGAAATAATAGAAATAGTAAAAAAGAGAATTGAATCAAACCAAAAAATGTTTAGTAAAGAGGAAATAGGATTGATTTGTGATAATATTGAAATATTTTCTAAAGTTTATATAGTTGCAACCCTTGACAGAAAATGCTCTTACGAAAATAGCAAAAAAACTAAAAGTGTGTCAAATGGTGTGTCGAATATTAACGATATTCAAACGCACAACTACATACATAGCAACTATAAGAATTTATAATGAAAGACTGAAAATCCCTGTGTCACTGGTTCGATTCCAGTTCGAGGCACCAATTCTCACAGTAGTAAAGTTTATCAACTTTACTACTGTTTTT